CGCCAACCTGCTTGCGTTCAAGCCGTTCATTGGACTTTTTGATCTCGGTCATACAAGGGTCGCCACCAATGCTGCGCGTTCACCGGAAACCGTTTCATATTCAACAATGACCGTAACCTCGTTGATGCGAATACCGCAGGCAATTGCCGCCGTTGTCGATGCGTTCACCTTGAAATACATCGTGCCATCCTTCAGCTTTTCAATAATATCAGCCGGACTGTACACCCCGCTGATTCGCCAGTCAGTTGCATCGCCACTGCTCACGCGGTCAATGTAGCTCTCATCAGTGGACAGCGTATAGGCGAACGGGGTTGATGTGCTGCTGCTCATCGCAAATGTCCAGTAGACACTGGTTGCAGATGAAAATGCCCCGGTCTTTTTAACAGAAGAATACAGGCTTGCCGAGACAAACGCAGCCCCTGACGGTATGCCAGATGCCTCGGTGGGGATACTGAACCGGAGTTCGTTCGCGGTCTGTGCAACGGCTGTCAGTTCACATGCACCCTCGCCTTCGGTCGGATAGACCATGTTGGATAAACCCGTCCACGCCACGGCGCTGCCAGACTGCGAAACGCTGTCAAATCCGTTTCGGGTGGTTGCCGTCACGCTGTCACCCAGGTAAATTTGACATAGCGGGTCGATCCCATGACCACGATCTGATAGACCAGCGAATAAAGCTCTGTTGCGCCGGTTGGCCTGCTGCCGATGGTTTCTGTGTCGGTTGCTGAAACGGACAGCGTAATCGCCCCATGCCCCGTATCGTTCCGCATCATGATATAGCCCTCGGTGCAGAAGTTAGCGCCAAGGTCGGTATCGGCTGATGCTGCCGGGATGGTGAAGGTCAGGGTCATCGCCTGGTTGTTGTTCAGGAAAAAGCGACTGTAAGCGGTTGTATCCACCGATACCGCCCCGCCCGCAGTCAGCACTGCCAACTTGTGATAGGTCGTTTCCAGAATCCGCAAATCTGTTATTGGAGTGGTGGCCGTGGTAAAGGTCTTTTTCCCGGTTACCGTCTGATCGGTTGAAAGCGTCATTTCACCCGATGAACCGATGGATGCAAGGTCAAGCGTCAGGTCAGACGCAGCGCCGTTGAATGCAACCACAAGGCTTGTGCCGTCAAGCGTGATACCAGATACATCCTCATCCCAGCGCCCGCCGTTGCCGGTGGCTGTGCCTGCCGCCATGCTGACAATCTTCTGACTGCCTGCGTTCAGGCTGCCGGTCATGGCGTTGGAGCCGTCCTTGGCGAGACAGGCGTTGATGCCATTCGCTAAGTCTTGGTCGTGTGTGTCATGCTCCGAACTTGAAATTACAGCATCACCATCCGCTGCCGAACTCGCCCATGTGGTCGCGCCCGTGTGTACCGTGCCCGCCCGTGTATAAACGCCTGCTGACCATGCCATTAAACCACTCCTGCTGATTTTGCGTAAATATGAGAGGCATACCAGATAAACCGCTGCGAACGGGATCGGAGCCTTAATGTATGAGCAATCGCATAGCCAAATGCCGAAGCGTTGCGGCGTGCGGTGTTGGTTCCAAGCGTTGACGCGCCCCACTCTGACGTGTCCCAAGTGGCAACATCCCACTCACTCGACGCGGGTTCGGGCGGGTCGTCAATGGCCGGTAAATCCGCTTCGTTGAAGTCTGACCAAAAATCAGAATGGAGATAAGCGGGGAAAGCGTAATTGCTCATCACTTCTATGGCTGTCACCAGCTTTTTGTTGTGCGGTGATCCCATGTAACTATATGCCTGCGTGCAACGCATCGGGATATACCCCGCGTTGTCAGAACTGCCACGGTAGCGGTACACCTTGCCATCCGCGCCCGCAAAATACAGCCCGCCCGCATGGACACACCAGGTCGTCGCGTTAAGCCCCGTAAATCGACACCACGCGCCTGTGGTGGTGTTCCTGACGTGCTGGATGCTGTTGGTTGCCGAAATCGGAACGTTGACCACGAACAAAGAGCCACCGGTGTAAAGCGTCCCTTCCCATCCGTAATTAGCACCGTAGTCCTTCGCCGCCCTTGCCGCTGCCGGGGAAATCTTGAAGCTGTAGTGAGAGTTTTCCGAGTAGCGCCCGTCCTGAATTGCAGCACTCAGGACGATATAGCCGTCCTTCGTCAGCACGATAAGATCACCACCCAACTGCGCCACCGGACGCAAGCCTATCGGTTCGCCAATGTTGTAAATGCCGACAAGGTTCCAGTCGGTTGCATCGCCGGGGTCGGAACCAGCATAGACCAGCACCTGACCAGTGGACATTATCACCACAAAATGATCGTCAAGCCCCTGCCCGCCGTCATGTGTCCAGTTGGCACAGGCGGCGACATAGCCGCCCTTGGTGAACTCGGTTAGATCATACTTTGTCACAGCACCCGTATAAGCCCCTGCCGCCGCGTACCAGAATGACTGCGGGTTGGTTCCCGCCGCCTTTTCCCAATAGTACACGCGGCCTTTAAAGGTTACTGAGCCTTGCAGGTTCGTTACCGTTGGGCCGGTAATGCTCATCTGCGTTACCGATGTTCCGTCATATTCAAGCGGCGTATCCGCGCCATTGGTGAAGATCAGCTTGTTTTTGAAGCCGTTCACAATCCATTTGTTATTGGCGAACGCTGCCAATCCAGAGGTTTTATCCGTACCCGCGCCCGCTGCTGTCACATCGTAAATGTTGCCGTTTGCAGCCAGCAGCATCTTTGGGGTTGAGGCGTTGTAACTGACAAGCGTCTGTGCGCCCGTCAAGGCAGGGGTCGTGTGGACCGCGTAGCCGTCCCTTGACCTTACATCGGTCGCATAAGGCACAAGGTTATCCATGACAATCGCATCGGTTGGCGGCATTTCCGCGAGGGCGCTGATTGCGTTCCACCCGCCTGTTGGCGCAGATGTCATAAACATCAGTCAGTTATCCATGTTGGGGTGTAGGGTTCGCCGCTGGCTTCCATTTGACCGGGATAGATCGTCTTTGCGCCAGCATCCTGACCCATGACGGTCTTGGCGTATGCGGTGGCTTCGGCAAGGTCAATCTGCCAGTCCGGTAGGCCTAACAGTTTTTTAAAGCGCCAGATAATGCTCATCATCAGCAGGTCATCATCCAGTCTGAACGTATCCGAATCCAGCGTAAACCTTGCCTTTGTCGTCGTTCCATCGGTCGCCAATACGGGATGGTCAGAGTGATATTCAAAGCTGACCGTTTCTCCATCCTGCGGGTCAAAGACTTCGATCCTGCCGCCGATAATCCGCATCTTGTAGGTTGGGCCTACTCCGGTTCCGTTGGTTTGCAGTTCGCGCCATTCAGTAGGATGAACGGGCAGATCAACCGGCGAAACTATGTTGTTTGAAAAGGTCGTATCGGCCACCAACTCGCGGAAATCAGTCGGCAAATCGTAGCTTGTCGATGTGGTCAGCGAGAAGGTGAATACCCGTCGTAACTTCTGCCACTTCCAATCGGTTGCAATGCGCCGCGCTGAACGGTTGGCAAGGTTCACCAACCGCAGCACTTCATCGCGTGAAGCGGTCACATAGGCCGTTTCCGTGTTCATGCCACATTCGAGCAGCACGCTGTCCAACATCTCTGATAGGGTCATTGGCTCATCTCAAATGACCAGCTTACTTCGCTGGCTTGCGGATAACTTTCTTTTTGACCTTGATAGGTGAAGGGGTAGGGGTTTCCACCGGTGTTGGCAATGGTTCTGCCGTTGGCACTATAACCGGGGGTGATTCCGGTACCGGCCCCAGCTTGCGCCAGAACTCGTTCAGGCTTGAACTGCGCGTCACCAAATACTCTATCCCGTCCTTCACTTCTTTCCGAATTGATCGCATTTAAGATTCTCCTTGCCATGTCTGCCCACTGTACAAAATCATCCTGTTCCAACAACTGTTGAAGATTGAACAGGCCCATGTCACGCATTTCCATCAATGTCGCCTGATCTATCCCCGGCAACAAATCCACCTTCGGATGTTTCAGATTTTCTCTGACCTTCAGGTAGTGCTCCCACTCTCGCGGAAATTCCTGCTTGTCGGCTTCGTTTGCCCTGCGCCTGAACTCTGCCGTGTCCAGAGCCGTCTTTGACCGCTTGCTGATATAAACAGCATTGCGATAGCGCGGCCTTTTGCCGGGGGTTATCAGGTCGGCAAAGTCAAAGAAATAAACGTGCGGTTTGGCTGAGTGGTCATATTCTGGCCCCAGCGTTGCCATGATCTTTTTTTCTATCTCATTCATGTGTTTCCCCACGATGAATGGAAAAGGGAGGGTTGCCCCTCCCTAATCCAGTTTAGAACATTACGCCCATGTCGGAGTTGCGCGGTTGCCCAGCACGTTGCCAGAATCAAGGATGCGCCAGTAACCGGCTCCATCATCGTCCTGATCGAACCAAAGCAACAGCACCCAGTCACCGATAACCGTGGCGGTGATAACGTCAGTGGATGCCGAGAACGGACTTGCAAGCGTAACCGTGCAAGTACCACCCGATACCACCTTCCAGTGGATACGCTTCAGTTGACCGTGGACTTTGCCATCTGCAAGGGTAGCAGCAACACCGTTCGAGGTTGCATCAACGACGCTCAGATAAACGTCAACCGACAGCGCCGGGGCTGCTGCCGTTACCGCCTCAAGGGCGGTGTTCTGATACAGTGGAATCACGAAATCCTCAGAGTTGACGGATTCCAGTACGATTGCGCGCCCATCAGAGCCGATTTCAATGTTTCTCATGTCATGCTCCTCAGCTTGTGCCTTCAATAACGGCGTGTGATGCCCTGCGGCAGGTCAAGAACGCACCTGACCACAGAACCGGGGTAA